CTGTTATGGTATTGCCAGAGCCGGAAGGGTTTCCTGTGTCTTTCTCGACGACTTCACCTTGCGCGAGAACGATCAGCGAATACACGATTTGTATGTACAAATTCGCCAATCGTCTCCAGTTCTTCTCTGTTTTAAGGTCGCGCCCATACATTTCGAATCGAATGCTCGCTTGATCAAGCATAGCCTCCTGAAACATGGACGCATCTTGGTTCGATAAATCAGCTCCATAGAAATGCGGATGCACAAAAGAAGACATCATATCATGCCACTCTCGGTTAAAATTAGATCTTCCAAGCGTGGACCACGTCGACGTCGAATTCTTCAATCGCTCATTCATGTCCGCACACATCTCCCCAAGGGCAATATTATGATGTACCGGCGAGGAAAGGAAAGTACGGATTTCACTAAGTGCGATTTTCTCTGGCGGCCGCAACTCATCGGATTTGACCGTGGAACCCCACAGCACATCCCACTCAAAGTCTGCCAATTTGTATTGCTCGTAGTAATCCCAAAACCGCTCGTCTTGCAATGCCTGGCCCTTTGTTGGCCACGTCCATACAAAAGGAAAACCTGGTGTAGTCCACGGTCGCAGAGACCAGGCATAAACGGCCGGTGAGGTCAATCGAGCGCCACTCATGGCAGCTTGAAAGTGCTGAATGGTCCACATTTTTGAAATCTCCCACAACTGCCTGTCGAGCACAGGTTGTGGGCGGTCGTACTTTCTCGTCGAATGGTAGGATGCGAAATGTGATTTTTGCGACGGGAAATACTCAGTCAAAGCTTGCTCAATGTGCTCTTGTTCCGAACTACCGAGAGTATTTACAAAAGTAAAGAAGAGTTCGTCGCCCCAATAGCGTTCTCGGGGCTCTTTTGCGCGACGGTGGATACGTCCGCGCAAAGGCATTGAGCAGCCTTCCCAAACGGATTTGAATTCTCTTGATACCCCAGGCGGCCCATCAAAAATTTTGGAAATGAAAGGAGGATAATGATCTCTTATACTCTCCTTCA